TGGCACGGCAGGGAAAACAACAGAATCACTGAGTGTCGGGGATTTGTATGAGGTGGGTAAATTCGTTCAACGAGATATGATGGTAACGGAACTTGGATTCAAAGAATACGAAACGCCGTTTGATGCCACTTACATCATCGAGAACGGACGATCAGATTTAACTTGTGGGACTGGAGATAGTTTCTGGACACCAAAAAATAAAAAAAATTTTGAAATTGTTGATATGGAAGCGTATGCACTTGCAAAGGTGTGTCAAGATCATGGTGTGAAATTTAGATGTTTCAAATTCATCTCTGATGGGGGAAATCCCGATGAGTGGAAAGAGAATGTGAGTAAAGGTAGCGTTCTGTTTGCAAACAAACTAAAGCAAATACGAGAGGAGGAGACGAAATGAAACTCATTGTTGTTCACACCACCGATATAAATAAAGTAGTAAGAAACGGCACCGAATCTGGTGCGATTAAATTAATTGTCAAGAAAGGCAAAGACATAACTTCGATTAAAAGAACTTATTGACATGGAGGATTTATTATGAAGTTAGCGAGTTTGTTATTGGGTTTTTTTTCTTTTACTCTTGTATTAGAGTCCGAAGCATCTGGCGCTCTATTGCAAGAGAGCGAAGGAACGACTGCGGGTGCTAGTTCCATTGAATACGGAATCATCAAACTTGTAGATCGTGGTAGGCTCACCCCCTTCGGAAGAACCTACGACATCTACCTCGATACTGAGGGAAGAGTCCCTTCGTTCCTGCACGCTGGACGCACATGGATCTGCGATCCAGACAATGACGATGGACCGTTTGATACCCTCGGCAAAGAAAACAAAGATGCTTGGATTGAAATTGAAAATGTAGAGGGCAAAGATCCTCTGTGGTTCAATTATGGTAGCACCACCAATCCCCTGTCGGATGTCCGAACAAATGGCATGGACGAGTGGTATTACGACTATGATCTCGACTGGTGGTTGTGTCAGTTAGACAACCCGCTTCAACGATCCTACTTCCAACCAAGAGTTCCCACTCGTTGGGTTCAGCCGGGATGTTGTCCAAAACGAGTCGCTGATCTGAACGCATTGGATTACTTCTGGGCAGACACTTGGATGCTTCAAGAAGGTGTTGGAATTGTTTCACTTCCAAACAACGATCCCATCACTCCGAGAGTCTATCAAAAGGACGCTGACTGGATCATGCCAAACCCAGACGGAACACCAAAGCCGATGCGTGAACTTCGCAAAGATGCGATTGACGAAATCACCGACACATATCGTTGTCCTCCATCTCCCGGTCAAACCGACTCTGCTGTTCTCATCGACTTCCAAGACAGCGGCACAACTGATTGGAGCAGCGATGAGTTTCCCGGTCAGTTTCGTATCATGCGATTGACGGGTGACATTGATCGCATTTCTATGAGATTTTATATTACATACGAAGACCTTGGTAATCCTTTGCCCGGTCAAACGACTTGCGACGAAGGTGTGAACAGACAAGATTACACGCTCGCTACTTTCAACCAATTGAATGATACCTGTCCTACCGATCTCGACGAAGATGGAATGACAGGTTTCAACGATTTGGTTATCGTTCTGAATGATATTTCACAAAACAAATACTATGGAAACAACGGTTTCCTTGCACTGACAACAGTATTATCACAATGGGGAGATTGTCAATGATTGAACTTATTTTATCTGCCGTATTATCTCAGTTTGAGGTAGGAACTCAAATTCACATTCATGATTTGGGTAGGTTAACACCGTTTGGAAGAACTGTTGATGTTTACATCGTTAACAGCCATGGTGATGTTCCTGTCAAATTCGGATCAGAAGGACCGGGAACCTCTGTCGCATGGTGGATTGAGGGACCAGTTTGGAAGAACCACGACGATTCACAAATGGACTTCTTGTTGAACGATCCTGCGAATGTCGAGTGGTTGTATAATAATGTTCCCAACTTCTCCGACTGGCAGCCGGGTGATTGGTGGGCATGTATGCAAGACAATCCAAACCAAACTCTTTGGTGGCAAAATACCAGTGTTCCAAGGTTCTATTATCAACGACCCGATATTGATGGTGTGTTCTTTGGTGATTATGATAGAGCATTACAGGAGCAAAAATATTGGTGGGCAGATTCGTGGCTTGTGATGAACGAACCGTGGCAACGAAGCAACAACAGTTCAAGCACATTCACGGTGCAGCCTGAGATCCCACAGTTTGTCGGCAACCTGCTTGAAGATGATCGTGTGATTTTCTGGTCTGGTGCTGCACCCCCGAACGAATACGGCACAGTGATGTGTCCCCCGCCTAATGAAAACGGTGTCATTGGATACCCGTGGTCATGGTCGGGTCAACTCATGCGATTCAAGAATTACGGTCCTGACGATGAGAACCCTTGGGAGTCCACGGAGTTTGTCAATCACTGGCGAATCGCTCGCATCACTGGACCGGATTACATCGGTATCGGTGGTCACGTTCTATACAACGCAGATTTGGATGGTGATGGAGACATTGATTCATATACTGAACAAGCAGAGACAGGACAATTCTATGCTGACAACTCTTGTCCATCCGACTTGGATGAAGATGGCATCGTTGGCTTTTCTGACTTGTTGCAAGTTTTGTCTGATGTGTCTGA